AGGCAAAGAAAGATATGGCCAAGGCTACCGGTGCAATGAAACAAATGTATAACGGTAAGCAGTTGGCGTACAAAATCAGTATGAATAGTGTGTACGGATTTACTGGAGCATCAAGGGGCATTCTTCCTTGTGTGGCTATTGCGTCGACGACTACGATGAAAGGTCGAGGTATGATTGACGAAACAAAAGCATACGTTGAAAAACATTACCCGGGTTCTCATGTGCGCTACGGAGATACGGATTCGGTCATGGTCGAATTTGACGTACAAGGGAGAACTGGAAAAGATGCTATTGAGTATAGTTGGGAACTTGGTGAACGCGCTGCCGCTGAGTGTACGAAATTATTTAAGGCTCCTAATAATTTGGAACTTGAGAAAGTGTACTGCCCATATTTCCTTTACAGTAAGAAGAGATATGCCGCGAAACTCTGGACGAAGGGTAAAGATGGAGAAATGAACATGGATTATATAGATGTAAAAGGGTTACAACTTGTTCGCCGTGATAATACTCCTTATATGAGAGAAGTGTGTAAAGAGTTGCTAGATGTAGTTCTCGAAAGTAACGGTACAGACGCACCCAAGGCTCTTGCTCGAAAAAGAGCGGTCGAGCTACTCGAGGGAGATGTTCCGAACGAGAAACTCATACTAAGTCAGTCTCTATCCGATTCGTATAAAGTGAAAGGAGAAAGTGTATCTATCACTAGTGACGAGGTTGCAAATATCAGCCAAGCGCATGTACAAGTGGTTCGAAAAATGAGAGACCGCCAGCCGGGATCCGAGCCACAATCTGGTGATAGAGTACCATATATTCTTATCAACACCGGTGACCCAAAGGCTCGTGCATTCGAGAAATCCGAAGATCCGGTATACGCTAGAGATCACAAGCTCCCGGTAGACTATCCGTATTATTTTTTGAATAAGTTTTTAAACCCTGTATGTGATTTACTCGAACCCCTGTTTGAAAATGTGAAGGATGATATTTTCGGAGAACTACTAATGCGTGCAAAACCACCTAAAAAAACTCGCAAAAAAGCTGATCCGAAACAACCTACCTTGATCAGTGATATATTTAAAAAAAAGAATCCATAATAGAGTATGACTGAAGTAATTCTCGGGGTTGTCAATTCTCAGCGAGCAGGATTAAAAGAAATAGAAAAGATGGTAAAAGAGATAGAAGAAAAGCATAAAGAAGAAATGAGGGTTAATATACTCGAAGCTTCTAATGAACTATGTTCAGAGTTCAAACTTCTACAACGTGAGGATGTACGTGTTCGTAGAATAATTGCACGGGTGTTCGGTGATGACAAATGCATTGGAAAGAGAAAAAATAATCGACCGTGTGGAAACAAGTCTATCAGTGGTTTAGATGGATATTGTAGATCGTGTTACAAGTGTAAGCCTCCAGAAGCCAGGGTGATTAGTTTTGGTACAATGGATCCCGACACAGTTCCAGACGGAGTTGATATGGGTGGTATGGGGACGTGTGTGCTCACAGGTTCGGGAAGTGCGGGATTTCCAGGAACGCCTGTATCGACTAGCCCCCCACCCGAAGACGAGCTTAGAGATTTACCTCCCTTATATTAATAATGAACAAATCAGATATTCTACTAAATTCTATCAACTCATTTTATGCAAAATCAGAGAATAAAGCTACGCTCGTTGAACTATTAACAAAAAGTGGGGGTATATCTCTGCGAAACCTGGAATGGTTTATTACTAATTACTCTAAAAAGAATAACCTATCATACGAAACGAAGGACGGAAAAATTTTTAGTGTTCATTGCGCGTATAAGTCAAGTTTAGACGGATATTCAAAAAAACTATTCGACCCATTCTGTAGAACAGAGAAGATAACCTATAAACTACCGGATACATCTGAGGAAATTCATACGACTGTTGCACAGCTGAATTTCATCCGATGGTGTATTAAGAATAATATCGTGGATTACATTCGTAATCATCACGATACGTTATTTATGAAAGGGAATACCCTTCGACTCCAGAAGGCTTAGGCCTACCATACCCCGGCGGGATTTTAGGAGACCTGGGAATAAGGGATTCTGGCATTTCGGGTATATATCTATCTGTAGACATACCTACACCAGACATGAATCCCCTATCGAACAGAAACGTCTGATATCCGACATAATACATGTTGAGTGTGTAGACGTTCGTCAAATTGGGAGTGAGTGAAATATCAAGAATAGTTCGATCTGAATTTAATTTACTGAAGTCCAGGCTTCCCGATGGTTCCACATTAATCGGATTCATCGCGAATGCATACGTGTAAATATTTCTATCGGGTTTCGATAACCTACTATTATAAGGTACGACATACTTATAGAAAACATGGTCGGGATTATTTATATTTGGTAAATCCTGACCGTTAATGAATATTTTAGCTGTCTGTTGTACGGGGTTAAAAAACTCCGAACTAAGTCCATACGTATCTGATGTTGAGAAGTTATATCTATTTTCAAACTTTCGCTTGAGAACATCTGTATCACCCGTACCTAGATTCGAAGGACTACCGTGTTCACTCTCATCCTCGAAATCTTTGCGTCGTAAAAACCAAAACATAGCTTTCACCGGTATACTGGGAACAAGTTGTAATTTAACATTATTTTCACCTATCTCCGTTTCTAATGTTGGATGTTTATTCACTACATCGGTGATTAGGACCTGTTGCTTCGTGGTCAGATACGACTTTTCTTGTGCCGATACGGTAATTTCTTCTGTTATCAGACTGAACTTGTCCAATGTGAGATGTGAAAAACCTGGATTATTCGTGAAGAACGTACTCGGCCTAAACTTTATCTCAAATTCTAGTTTTTGTTTGTGAATGGCGCACGTAGGAAAATAGGGTCTGTTAGGTGAATTTGAAGCGTATTCATCTCCCTCATACTTACGTGAAAAGAAAAGAGGTATAGGTATCATCAACTGTGACGGGTATCTAGATAAACTAGCATCGTTTGCAGACGAAGTACCTTCTGATTGATTACGATTGAGAGTGTATCGTTTTGTCCTCTTTTCAGATGCATCTAAATATAATTCATCGTATATCATACCCCAGTCATCGTGATACTTTTCGAGTTCTAACTCGTCCACACGCATTGTCACTGTTTCTATCACGTGACGGCCTATCTGGTCAGCAATATTGGCGTTCGATTCAACTTTGGGAAACTCAAGATGAACATACATATTACTAAGGAGGTCACCCATGTTCTGTGGATTTAATGTAATTTTTATAGATTCACCGAATGGCCATGTGGTCGACGCGTTAGAAGGTTTAGAGACGGTGACACTTTTATGATATTTCGTAAAGTTTGAATGTTGTGTAGGTTCGTAATTAAAGAAGGAATGTGTTGGGCTATCATGTAATAGGAACGTGTCCTGTTTACCTATCGCGTTAAGAGCCAGAACAGAACCGGTATCGGGACCTTTGAGGTCCATACTTATCTATTGCTCACAATTTTTTAAGGTCAGTTTTCCACATGTCAACATATCCAATAGCTTTGAGTGAATTCAGTTCTTCGTTGAGAGTTTTCCATTCGTCGAACAGAGCCTTAACCCTTTCCTCTGTATAATCAACTGTCTTCGTATGTAAGAGATAGTCGTATGAGTCATCAACCATAGGAAACAATGTAGACAGTTGGGTCTCTAGATCATGTTTCTTACGTCTGAATATCACTATGTCGCCCTCTATCACCATCTTAACGAACCGTGCACGCCTGGAACACAGTTCAGCCTTTCTCTTCGTAACTTCGATGAGTCTGTTCTTTCTCTTCACGTAGTGATCCATGCGAAGACCGATGAAGTCGGTGAGTATTTTCTCTGCGCTGTCGTATTTACATATACCTTTCGTGGGGTGAAACAAATGCATGTTTGAGCATCTGATAGTCTTTTGCAGTTTAAGATCCTTCACAGCGTCTTTACCGTTGTAATCCTGAATAATAAAATCGACGTTCTCGGTTGTACTGTTGTTGGTGAAACCGCTGATAATCTTCTTTTCAACCAGGGTATCGAGATGTTCTTTGTAATCTTGTGTCCATCGACCCGGTGGAAGTTCAGTGACTTTGATCGTTTTTCCGATACAAACCCAAACACCTTGAGTCACCCACGAATCGTCGTCCTGTTCTAAGATTGTCCCCTTAAACCCGCGGAACCACGGTTTCATTCTGGTCATATCCTTTCCACGTGTGAAATTGAGAATGTTTTGCTTGATGTCCTCTGGGTTGAAAGGTGGTACGTAGCAGCTGAAACCAGTTCCAATACCTTCAGTTCCGTTCACAAGTACCATGGGTAAAACGGGCATATAAAACTCTGGTTCAATCGAACGCCCATCGTCGTCGAGGTAGGTAAGTACTGCATCATCCCTGGGGTCGAAGAGAGTTCGAGTCTCCTTTGAGAGCCTGGTAAAGATATATCTCGTTTGAGATGCATCTTTGCCGCCCATCAATCGGGTTCCAAACTGACCACATGGTTCGAGGAGATTGATATTGTTTGAACCCGTGTAGTCGTTGGCTAGTTTGACGATGGTGTCGGCCAAACTTACTTCGCCGTGATGATAAGCAGACTTTTCAGCTACAAAGGCAGCCAATTGCGCCACCTTCATCTCGGCAGTTAGATTCTTTTGAAAACATGAATACATAACCTTTCTCTGTGACGGCTTGAGACCATCTGCAACGTGGGCGATCGAACGCTTCAAATCAGCCAGTGAGAAATTTACCAGGTCCTTGTGAATAAAGTCCGAAATCCCCAACTGCTTTACGTTTCCATAAGGTACTTCAAGATCTTTCACCTCTTTCGCAGTACTTTCAAGAAGCCACGTCTTACGGTCATCAGCCTTCTTCTTATCGAATGCAAGAATTACTGAATCATCGGTCATGATATCTACGTCAAACCTGACGGTGAGAGTCTCAATCATTTTGAAGTACTCACGCGCCTCCGCAGAAGTCGAGGTACCGAGACCCTTATAGTATTTGATTCGCCAACCCTGTTTTCCATCCCCATACCATGCACGAAACGCAGAGTCTGTATAGAACGATTTGGATTGTGAATTTTTTGTGGCTTTAATGATAGGTGTGACCATCGACACCACAAAGCCCAATTTGAGGAGACTGGGCCAAAATGCGTGAATCATGTTGAGAATTAGACCCTTGATATGTGAGCCATCGTTATCCGCGTCAGTCATGATCATGAGACGACCATATCGAAGCTCGGAAACATCGGTATATTCCTTTCCCTGTTGCAATCCGAGAATCTTTTTAAGATCTGAGAATTCCTGGTTCGAACTCAGCTGCGCCACGGATGCATCTCGCACGTTCTTACATTTCCCGCGTAGAGGGAAGACTCCATAGTGATCCCTACCGACAACGGAAAGTCCAGCGACGGCGAGAGTCTTTGCTGAGTCACCCTCCGTCACGATGAGAGTACATTTCTTAGAATGAGATGTACCAGCCTTGTTTGCATCATCAAGTTTGGGGATACCTGTAATCTTACTCTTACGAGCTCCACCGTCTGTCTTGGCCAATTCTTTCATTTCCTTAAATTTCGAGAGAGCCGTGAGCTCGTCGGAAATACCGGTCTTCAAAACGTTTTTTACGAAGGTTTTAGGCATCTCGAACTTTGATCCGAAATCGGTCGCCTTGAGTGTGCACTCAGATTTCACCTGACTCGAGAAGGTTGGATTCTCGAGAGTCGTCCGGACGAAGATACGAAACGTGGCCTTTACTTGTTGGGGTTTGAGCTTGATCTTTTTTGCCATCTCATCGATAATTCCCGAAGCAACCAATGAAGCCGCATGATCAACGTGCGTACCACCCTTGGTAGTGCAGATCCCATTTACGAATGAAACCTGTTCCATTCCATCCTCAGACGGTCCGATACAAACAGCCCAACGGTCAGTCGTGGCGGAGTAGACATTCTCAACTCCTTCGTGCATTTTCGCATAGGCTTCGAAGGTTTGTTTTGGAAGGGCTTCACCGTTAAACTTCACTTTGCAGTTCGCCGAAGTACATATGTTCGCGTCCCAAACACGCTTTTCCATGATATTATAGATCCCATTCTCCATATCTTTCATCGAAAACCTAGACCAATCTGGTTTGAAAGAAACGGAAACGGATGCAGTAGCACCGTTAAATTTTTTTATTTTTGGGACATAGCATGTCGACATATTATCGAACCATTCTTGGTGATATTCCTGTTTGGTTTCTGGATCCTTGATGATGACCGAAAACCACTTACTGTAGATATTCGCTAGCTTAGCGCCATATCCATTCCTACCCCCGACAAGTCTCTTTTGGGTATCATCATAGTTGGTACTCGTGAGCAAGTGACCAAAAACGAGTTCGGGGTTCCAAACATCTTCTTTTTTATTTTTTTGTATGACGAGTCCTCCGAGAGGACCGTTATTGTCAACAGTAATCATACCAGAAATTTTATCGACATTGACAGAGATTGACGTAACCTGTTTAGGGTACATGGAGTTCCTGTCGATGGCGTTGACGAGTACTTCGTCAAAGATTTTGAGTAAACCTGGACTGTATTTGGTTGTGGTCTTTTTGAATTTTTTACCATTGAGCACCCAATAGGGTTCCCGAACAGCGTCCACTGGACCGACATAAGAGTCGGGTCGCTTTAAGACGTGTTCGATATGGCTAAGTTTTTGAACACTTTCCATTTCAGTTTATTTTATTACGACTCAAATCTCTAACTTAGGTGCTTTATCGAAACCAGTATCCATTCGCGGGTGAGGCTGATGGTACGTCGGTGGTACTATTTGTTCTAGAGAGGGCTGGTCTGATTGTATTAGGGATGAAAGCGTAGAGTTTCTTTAACTCGTTGCAGAGGGATAGGTAGACGTTCTCGGGGATTTTATCAGATATACTGTCTATGATTTGCATTACATTTTGAAGTACATTCATCACTATATTACATGGCTATTTTTCTAAGGGTTTAAGGTGTTGGTAGGTCAGCGTGACGGTTGAGCCTCTGCGCCTCGTCGATTAGGTCTTTGACGACGTAGGGGCAGTTACGCTTATCGTGACCCACCTGGCGGCAGCGACCACAGCGACGCGGACCCGAAGATCGCCGGTGGGCTCCGTTACGGATACCATCCATTCGGTCAATCGCTTCTTGGTAATCTTGAACATCCACGTATCCGTGTTCATTTGGGGGAATCTGTGGAGCTTCCTCAACGGTGCCCACGCGCGTTTGGTGGCGACCACGTCCGATACGGGAAAATGATCCAGTCTTATTGTGAAGGTTTTGGAGATGATCACAGAACTGGAGGTAGAGGCCTTCGGGGATTTTATCCGAGGCCTCGTCCAGCTGTGTCATCATCGTGTGTAAAATGTCTTGTTGAGTAGTCATGTTTTTAGATGAAATTTACAAATATTCTTACAAACTTAGGTGCTATTTAATCTTTAACGGCGCCGTTCGACCCGCGCCTCCCACCCATGGTCCACCATTCGCCCGGGGGCGACCCAAAACTCGTGTGTCGCGGCCTCCCAGTAATCGCGGTGATAGACGCATGCATCAATTTGCGTCAACTTTTCTTCCGTCTCCACACAAAGCACCTCCCACTTGGTCATATTTGCCTGCTCCTCCAAGACCTTTAACTTAGCGTTGTTGAAGTACTCGGTCATTTTCCTTTGGCATTCTTCCTTGTAGTCATCGTAAATCTTCTTCTCAAAGGCGGGAAGCTTTTGGAGTGTTTTGAGTGAAAGTTCATCATAGT